TCAGGCGTTCCTCTCCCCGAAACGGTCATGACGAAGCCACCAAGCCCCTTTGAGAAGCCATGACAGCCTCTACAAAGCCCAAGCAAGCCAAGGGTGATGTCCCGACACGAGGGGCAAAGAAAAAACCGCTTATAGGGGCTGTAAAGCCTCGTATTCACACGCCATTGCTAAAAGGTGAATCTAGGTTGCCTGAAGTCATGAAGTTTTTGAAAACTATCAACATAACTTTGCTGCCTTGGCAAGAGTTTGTACTTGATGACATGTTGAAAGTTGATAAGGATTTAAAATTTAAGCGCCGAAGCTTGCTTGCAATTACGCCACGCCAAAATGGAAAAACGGAACTCGCAAAAGTTATGATCTTGGCTCACATGTTCGTTTTTAACTCTAAGAACATAATTGGCTTATCCTCTAACCGATCTATGGCATTTGATGTGTTTAGAGCTGTGGCAAACACTATTGAAGAAAATGATGTGTTGCTTCATAAGACAAAATCAATTAGATACACAAATGGACAAGAATCAATTACATTAGCCGATAACACCCGTTATGAGATTGTTGCGGCAACTCGCGACGGCGCTCGCGGTAAACACGCCGACTTGTTATTTATTGATGAGTTACGCGAAATCTCGGTTGAGGGCTTTCAAGCAGCTGTGCCTACAACAAGAGCAAGACCAAATGCACAAAGCCTTTATTGTTCAAATGCAGGGGACGCATTTAGTACGGTGCTTAATGACTTAAGAACTAAAGCAATGGAATACCCAAGTCCTACATTTGGGTTTTATGAATATTCAGCCCCAATGTCAATTAGACAAAACTTGCAAGATCGTAAATTGTGGGCAATAAGTAATCCAGCTTTAGGTCACACAATTACCGAGGAAGCAATTGAGGAATCTATTGCAACTAACTCAATAGAGGCTACTTTGACTGAAACATTTTCGGTTTGGATAGATTCTCAGGTATCACCATGGACATTTGGCTCAATTGAGGCATGTAGTAAAGCTGACTTAGTTTTGCCTGTTGGTGCAATGACAGTCTTTGCATTTGATGTAAGTCCTTCAAAACGCACTGGCACATTAGTAGCTGCCCAAATTGTTGACGGAAAGATTGGCGTTGGAGTTATGGAAACCTTCAGCTCTGAAATTGCTATTGACGAACATAAAATGACCCAAGCAATACATGATTGGGCTTTAAAATACAGACCTGTTCAAATTGCCTACGATAAGTACGCAACCGCCTCTATTGCTCAAAAATTAGAACAACAAGGTCATAAGTTAATTGATATTTCAGGACAAGCGTTTTATCAGGCATGTGGGGAACTTGCTGACAGTTTGACAAACTTAAGGCTTGTTCACTCAGGGCAGGAATCTTGGGTGCAATCCATGAATAATTGCGCCGCAAAACAAAACGATAGTTCTTGGAGAATTATTCGTAGAAAATCGGCTGGAGATGTAACTTCAAGTATTGCAACTGCAATGTGCGTTCATTTGTTATCTAAGCCAATTTCTGTTCCAATGATCTACGCATGACAGTTAAAAGTGATATAATTCTCTAATGGGATTTTTCCGCGATTTAATCGGCATAACACCAAAAACTGATATTAAGGCTGAGTTAGCCCCTTCAGTCATGGGCGATACTTTTAATTACTTTCAACCATTTCAACCATTAAGTTTTGACAGAGCTGAAGCGATTACAATTCCTTCAGTTCAGCAAGCACGCAACATTATTTGCGGAATTATTAGCGGCATGGAACTTTCTACTTACTCAAAAGCAACTGGCGAGGAAATACCTAATTTACCTTGGGTTAACCAATTAACTAAAAACGCGCCAAACAATGTAACCCTTTCTTGGATTGTTGATTCATTAATTTGGTATTCTGTAGCCTACCTTCAAGTAAAAGAAGTTTATCAAGACGACAATCGTCCTGCAAGATTTGAATATGTTGTTAACTCAAGAGTTACGGTTGAATTAAATAATAACAACACGCTAGTCAAAACCTACCATGTTGACGGCAAACCTGTTCCAATGGAAGGTATTGACAGTTTAGTTACAATTCAAATTGGTAAAGATTCTCTTTTAACTTCAGGCGCAAGAATACTTAGATCAGCTGCGGATTTAGAAAAAGCCGTTGCAGTTGCTTCATCTACACCGCAACCAGCTGGAATCTTAAAAAATAATGGCGCTGACATGGGCGAAAAAGAAGTTGCAGGATTATTGTCCGCATGGCGACGCGCTAGAGAATCAAGATCAACCGCATATTTAACTGCAAGTTTAGAATATCAAGCAACTGCATTTTCTCCTAAAGATATGATGTATGTAGACGCTTTACAAAACATGGCAGCTCAAATTTCAAGACTGTTTAACATTGACGCGTTTTATTTAAATGCAGATCAAAATGCGTCCATGGTTTATCAAAACATATTAGATAACAGGCGTCAGCTCGTTAGTTTTACACTTGCGCCTTATATCCAAGCAATTGAACGCCGTTTTTCTTTAGATGATCTAACGCCAATGACTCAAGAAATCCGTTTTGATATTGATTCAGGGTTCTTGCGTACCGACCCAATGGAAAGACTTGCAGTAATTGAAAAGATGTTACAACTAGAACTAATAACCGTTGAACAAGCGAGAGAAATGGAAGAACTAAGCCCAAATGGAAATAATTAATTTTAGCGCAGATTTAGAAGCTTCAGAATCTCGGAGAATTATCGCTGGCAAGATTGTGCCGTTCGGTAACGAGATTGGAAATACAAGTGCAGGCAAGGTTATATTTGAGCAAAATTCAATTCAAATAGATGACCCAAAAAATGTAAAATTACTTTTAGAGCATGACCCTAAAATGCCAATTGGTCGCATGAAAAATGTTACTGAGGATTCAAATGGTATTTATGCAGAGTTTAAAATTTCTAATACAACTCGTGGCACAGATAGTTTAATTGAGGCGTCTGAATCGCTTCGTTCGGGCTTAAGTGTTGGAGTTGAAGTTATCAAAGGAAAAAACAAAGACGGAGTTTATCGCGTAACCGCGGCTCGTCTAATTGAAGTTTCGCTAGTACAGGCAGCCGCTTTTCAAACTGCCGAAGTAACTAGCGTTGCTGCGTCTGAACATACAGAGGCAGTTTCAACCGAAACCAAAACAGAAATAGAGGAAATTGTGGAAAACACAACAACCGATACACCTGTTGCGACCGAGGTAGTAGAAACCCCAGCGGTTGAAGCTTCTCGCCCAACAGTAACAGCGGCGGTGTATACAACACCACGCGTTGCACCAATGACTTCAGCTCAATATCTTGAGAACTCAATCAGAGCAGCAATGGGTAACGACGAATCTCGTCAACTTATTCTTGCAGCTGATTCAACCACTTCAACAAATACAGGTTTAACATTACCTTTGCACATGCAAGAGTTTGTTACCTCATCAATTTCAGATCGTCCAGCAATTGACGCGATCAGCCGCGGTACATTACCTGTCAGCGGACTTAGTTTTACTGTCCCTAAATTGACAGTAGCCCCAACCGTTAATGAAGTTAACGAGGGTGCTGCAATGACTAATGACGAAATGGAATCAGGTTATCTAACTGCTTCAGTCGTTAAACTAGCTGCAAAAAATGAAGTTACTTGGGAACTCATTGATAGATCAAGCCCTGAGTTCATAAACGAGTTACTTCGTGAGTTAAATGACGCTTATGCTAAAAAATCTGACAAGTTAGTTTTGCAAACAATTGTTGCAGACGGAACAGCAGCAACAGCAACAACAGCTGACGCAGACGGATTACAATCTTTCCTTGCAACAGAGGCAGCAGCAGCAAAGAAGTCAACAGGTAAGTTTGCTCGCAACCTTATTGCTTCAACTGATGTTTGGGCTTCAATTATGGGCATGCAAGATTCAAGCAAGCGCGCTCTATACATGGCTTCAAATCCTCAAAACAACTCAGGTAATGTTTCAGGTCAATCAATAACTGGAACTGTACTTGGCGCAAACCTTTATGTTGACGCAAATGTTTTGGCTTCAGGATTCATTGATGATTCTTGCTTCTTGGTAGTACCTGAAGCAATTACATATTACGAGTCACCTGTTACAAAATTACAGGTACAACTTTCCGATAATGGAAAGATTTCAGTACAAGTTTACGGTTATGCAAGCGTGCTAACAAAGCAAGCAGGCGGAATCCGCAAGTTTAACAAGTCTTAATTTAGACTGTTATTAAATGTGAGGGGGCTTTGGAAGCCTTAGCCCCCTTACTCTAAGAAGGGAATTATGGCAGCCACATTTTGCACCGAAGCAGAGCTTAGGGCAAATCTTTCATTGGGAAGTTTGTATACAAGCGCAACCGTTGAGGAAACCTGCCAAGCTGGACAAAACATAATTACAGATTACCTTTGGAAAAACCAAGCATTTAATTCTGCACACTCACACATTGTTGGATTTGGTACATTATATTTTGATACACCACATGACTTCTTTGTGGGGCAAGTAGTAACGGTAAGTGGTAACGGCGCGACTTTTAATGGTTCTAAAACAATTACAGACATAGACACATATTCAATTACTTTTGTAACTTCACACTCAACGGTTGAACCAACTCACCCAACTTCACCTTATGGAACTGTTACTGCAACAGATTATGTAACCTATTCAACTATTCCTGAAGTAAAATTAGCAACACTTATGGTGTGTACTGAAATTTGGCAGGCAAAACAGGCAGCTAACGGCGGCGCATTAGACCCAAACTTTCAACCTTCACCATTTAAAATGGGGTCAACTCTTATAGCAAAAGTACGAGGCTTACTTGCGAACCACTTAGCGCCAAATGGACTAATAGGCTAATGACAGTTGCCGTTACAACTCTCAGAGCCTCAATCAAGTCCGCGCTAACTAACGCGGGGGTGTGGGATACATTTAGTTATGTACCAGCCACACCCACCGCCAACAGCGTTGTACTCAGGTATGCAGACCCAATGCTTGAGCCAAGCAACAATCAATATAATGTTGGTGCAAAAGCAAACTTTACAATAACTTGCATAGTACCAATGCTGGACAATCAAGCGTCTTTAATAGCATTAGAGGAAATGGTTTGCGCTGTCTTTTTAAAGCTAGTTGCCTCAACCATTAAATTTAATGTTGAAAGCGTATCCGCACCTTCAGTATTGCAGGAAGCTCAAGAAATGATGGTTTCCACAATTAACATAAGCACACTAACAACTTGGAGTTAAACAAATGACACTTACAGACGAGGACATTGCCTTTCTTAAAAAGATCGGTCAAGA